AGATGTCCTGTTTCTAAAAAACGACCATAGAAATTGATAGCCTCCGCCATCGACCATCCAGGTAACATTGACCAGCGTTGTCCCGCCAATGATGTCTGAACGATATCGGCCGGAGCCGCCATCAAGCGCTGTGCGAATTACCTCCGTCTGCGGAGGCGCGGTTGTATAGCCATCGGCAATAAGGGCAACATTATCCAGCTTGTCTGTCATAGGCGTTCACGCTTTGCGTTCACAGTGTCGCGGACGGCCTTAGCCATCTTGCCGTTCGGGTTGCGCTGGGATGCGGCGACAACATCGGGGGCCTTGTCCTGCACAACTTGATAGGCCTCCTGGTTGGCGATCACCCGAATATGGTCTTCGGACACCCGCTCATATCGAATGGCCGTGGAGCCATCGTGGACAACCTCGATGCGCACATTGCTATTTGCAGGACGCATTCTGTCGAATGACGCGCCCGCATTTATCGCTGCAAGAGTGGCTGGGTTTTTCGACGTAGCCGCGGCCGTGATCACGCTCTCTCCGGCCGATAGCCATGCTGGAATACTATCGCTTGTCCCTGTGCCTGGGCCGTTCAAACCAATAACACCGGTGGCGAAGCCTTTTGGAGAAATTGACGCGATTGCAGAAAGGATTTGCCCCATGTCCGCAATCGCAGCAGCTATGGCAGGAATGTTCGTAGGCCACGGCGCGGCCGCAGCCTGTGCAATCGAAGTTTCCAGCGCGAGCGTTGCGCGGGCAATCTGGAACGCCTTCTCGACCCCGAATGCGACCTTGTAGGCCGCGCTCTGCTTGCCAAACATGTCACCGAGCCCTTGGGAGAGCTGGTCGAATGTGTTTTGACCAAGTGCCAGCTTCGCATCTTCATATTTTGTCGTCGCGTCGAGCATCTTGTCATAGGCGTTCTGCTCGATCGCAACGCGCACCGACGCTGCCGTCTGCGCTGAGATGATCCCAGCCCTTTCCGCATCCGCAATGGTGTTCTCGTACTGAGTCGCGTTATTTTTGATGGCCTTGAGATCAAATCCTTGGCCGATCTCGGTTGCCGCTCCGAAAATGTTATCGTTTGCAGCAGACCCGATTGCGGACTCGGTCGATTTGTAGAGTCCGGTTTGGCTGAGCGCTAATTTACCCTGTGCCGACGAAATCTTTCCGCGACTCTGAAGAGCGGCTATTGCTGCCTTGGCCTTTATGTAGTCGACGAGCGGCCCTTGTATCGCGTTTAGAAGGTCGAGTTCTTTCTGGATCTGCGCGTTCTCTGCAATATGTGCTTTCGTGGCATCATCCAGTGCTGCGCCAACCTGCTGGGCATCTCTGGCATATTCCATTGCCAGGTCGCGATTTTCTGGCGAGGCGCCGAGGCCCGCGAGCAAGATTGCCTTCTGAGAATCCAGCCCGTTGACCAACGCATTTATTTGAGTGGAGATCGTCAATGCGCGCACGCGCTCTGCGTTTCCGTCCCTGAGCCACTTAACAGCATCAGCATAGGTCTTCGATGTGTCTCGCGCGGCGATGCCATGCGCCTTTTCATCGATAACCGCAGCCTTGATGACGTTCGCCTCGATCTGCTTTTCGGAAGCAGAGAGTTTGGAAACGTCAGCGGCCTGTTTCAGTTCATCGAGATAGCCGCCGAATGTTTCCTTGATCTTGTCGGCATTTTTCGACTGCTGAATTAGCATTCCATTGCTACGCGCATGGCTGAGTTCTTGCGCGCTAAGAATTCCGACCGCTGCGGAATAGGTTTTGTTTATGTCTTTTGCCGCTATCCCGTTGATTGTCTGCTTTTCAATAGACTGCGCGATTGCCTCTTTTTCTGCAGCCTGTTCCGATGCTGACAGTTTCGTCAGTCGCGCCTCTTCAGAACGATCCGCGAGATATTTACTCCAAGCCGCAGGATCGAATACGCCTTGAGAAGATGGCAGCGGCGACGGAAAGCCAAAGCTGGCGAATTGCGACGATGGCGCAGAAGATGGCGAGAACGCTCCGGCAAGAGACTTTGCATTAAATAATGATGGCGAAGATGTGGGCTTGCTGGAAGCGTCCAGCTGATCGTTAGCGTTGAGAGCGAACGGCAATCCAGCCAGAAGTTCAAAGCCTATCTTGATACGATCCCATCCGGAGAAGTTCGAGAGGGTATTGAGCTTGTTGATGATGGACGTCAGGAATCCGGCAATCGCAACTGTCGGTCCAGCGAGAGATACTTGCAGCTTATTCCATGCTGCCGACATCCGGTCCTGAGCATCGTCGGCGGCCTTCGTTAGGTCTGTACCCATGACCTGACCAAGAGCCTTTTCTTTTTCGATTAAATCTGCGGTCGGATCGGCCAGCGTGCGCAATGCGGATTCCAGCCGCTGCCCACTTTTTCCAAAAAGATCGGTCTCAATCTGTGCGCGTTGCGATGCGTCCTGAATCTCCAACAGGCCGGTCGCAACTTTCGGAATGACGCTATTTGGACCGCCAGCTAAGTCCTGCGCACTAAGGCCAAGTTGCACAAATGCCGTTCGCTGGGCGCCGGTCGCCAACTGTGCTTCGCCAATGCTACGAGTCAGCTTCTGCAGAAGCTGGTCTGTCTGCGAAGTTTCAATGCCATTTTGTTGAAGAGCTGCACGATAAGCCAGCAATGCTTCTGTCGAAACGCCGACCTGCTGCGCTTGCTCATCCAGATTTGCTGCCGTGTTGAAAACCTCTTTACCAAAATTGACGACGGCCCCGACGCTGAGGGCGATGCCGAAAGCACCGGCAAGTCGCGTAACAAGCCCAAAGGAATTTGATAGGCTACCAATGGCGCCGCTCAATCCCTTTGTCGAATTTGTGGATTGCTCAGCCTTATCGACATAGCCCTGATACTTGTCGTTGACACGCTGAAGCTGTGCCGCCGCTGCTTCTTGCGTGGCAATGCCGAGCTTCACGGCCTCGGTGTTGATGGCCTGCTGGCGCGCAAGAGCCTGCTGCATCTGGATTTGCGCGCGGATGATCGGATCGGTGGCGGCGAGAGATTGCTGCCATTTTTGCTGCGCGCGTTCGAATGCGGAAGATGTTGCGACGCCGTTTTCGTTCGCAGCCTTCTTCGCCTTATCCATCGCCGCTTCGAAGTCGGCGACACCCTTCTGCGCTCCACTCGCATCAACGATCAGTTGCGTGACGACGACTTGTGACATCACTGCTCCTTTCGTTGTTGCGAATGTTGCGCATGTTCTTTGAGAAAGACGTCATCGAGCATTTCGATGATTTCCAGCTCAAATTCCGTGAAGGTCACCCGCGCATAGCGCGCGAAGGCATCTATATCGGGCCACTCGATCGGCGACGGACCAAATCCGCCAGATCCTTTGCGGCGCCGGATACGCCAATACCAATTCCAGACGAGCCGCGCGGAAATCGGAAGTTCTGGCGTCGCCAGTTCCGCTTCCAGTTCCTCGCGCCGCTTTTCTGTCTTCGCTCTGTCGAGCAGGCCCTGCAGCGTCTCGCGAAGAGAGATGCCACTATCATCCGCCAGCGATAGGCGGATTTCTGCCTCCGCGTGGGCCCTTATTTGCTCGCGGAGGTCGGCGTAAAAGCGGTTTCGCTGATGATGTAGTCGACGATCTGCTGCAGGTAGCCGCCCATTGCCGGCATCGAGAGAAGTTCGACGGCGTTGGCATCGCTGAAATCGTATTGCTTGCCGCCGACCTTGATCGGCGTCCACGTCACGATGCGCGCGACCATGCCTTCGATGAATTTCTGGCGCTGCTCTGTCGGCGTCTCGTCCTGGGCCTTGTATTTGCGGCCGTTGACGCGCGCCTGCTCGACCAGATTGGCCTTGTGGATGTCGCGGCGAGCCTGGTCGTCACGATAGGCGACTGCTTTGGGATGGGAAGGGCCCGCGAGCGTGATGCTCCAGCCGGCGAGATTTCCTGTGCCGGGGACGAGCATCTGAAGTTCGGCAGTTTCTTGAAAGAGCGTGCCGGACAGGTCGGGGATTGAGGTGGGGGTCTCGGTTTCGGTGGTCATTGGTTTTCCTTGTTCGGAAGGTGACGGGCGAGGTCCGAACACCCCGCCGGCCTTGTTGCGCAACATCTGTCGGCGGTTTCGGCGCCGAGCTGGTTAGATCGCAGGCTCGAAGAGATATTCGAGCATCTGCTTTGCTTCATCCGCCGTCAGCAGGTTCGTACCGCTGCGGGGAAGCTTGTAGTCCTGATCCGATACGCAGGTGTCGCTGCATACACTCTGCGGAAGGCGCCAAGCGAGAAACCGATCCGTCAGCGCCTTAATATCGATCGCAACCGTGCGCCCCTGATCCATCCCCTGCGCGGTATGGAGCGAGCACATGGCGTTCGCGGCATTACACGCCGCTTGTGAAAAGCGAAGGGCGTCACAGGAGTCGTGAGCCTTAGCGGCCCGGTCGATCAGGGCGGTGATTTCGTTGCTTTTGTCAGTCATCGGGTTTTATCTCCGAATGAAAAACTGGCATCCGGCCAGCGCGGATCGCTTATGCGATGCTGTGAAATCAGTCGTCGGTGGCCGCGTGAACCTCGGGAACGGGCGTCGAGAATGTGCGCCCACGGCCGAACGTGGCCGGCGCCGGTGCGGCGGGCGCGGCCTTGACCGGTTCCGGCCCACCATCAACGACGACGGAGTGCTCGCCATCGCCGTTGATCTGCCACTTCACGCGGTAGCCTTCGCCGCGAGCATTGATGATCGCCGCCTGCAGCGCGGCCTGCGCCACGCGGACGGCATTCTCAGCGTTGCTCATAGACTAGATGCCCGTCGACTGGAACGAGGCCATGGAGGCCGTGTAGCCCGTTCCGGTCGTGTCCTCGCCGATCAGCGCGGCCGGGATGGAGATCGTCTGTGTACGCGGGCCACCGGCCTTGCTGAGGGCCGACTTCTGCGCACTGCCCAGCGTGAAGTTGCCGAGATACATCGAGAGGAAGTTCTTCGGCTCCGACATATTCTCGACGGCCAGGACGTGCAGCGAATAGACCGTCTCCGCGAGGAAATCGGTCAGGTACTGCAGATCCTTCCGCAACGCCGTCAGGTTCATGGTGACTTCCATGTCGCCCGGGAACACATCGGGCGCATATTTGATCGAACCCGAGCCGAACACATCCGGCGCGACCGGCTTGATGTCGAACGACACGTCGAAGCTGGTCAGGTCGACCACATCGACGCCGTTGACCCGGATCGTGGCGTCGACCACGGAAAGCGGCTCTGCGGTCGTTTCCGTCGGCGAGGTCAGCAGCGGCGAAGATCCCGTCGCGAGCGCGGACATTTGGCCCGTGCCGGCGCCCGACACGTCCAGCGTCAGGATGCCGTTCGGCTGCATGGTGAACTTCGCCATGCCCCACATGAAATCGGTCATGACTTCGGACTGATCGATATCCGCGTCATATTCGTCGATCGTGAAGTAGCGCTTCAGCGGTGTGCCCTGCATCCACAGCTTCTTCGGTCGCGTGATCGTGCAGGCCGTGTCCGCCGTCTCATCGGTGAGCACATCGCCCGATGCAATCGTGATCGTGGAGGACGTCATTCCGACGATACGGAGGTTTTTGCTGTTGTTCGCTGACGTCGCCATGTTCCTCAGGCGGATGACATCGCCAACACAGAAGCCGAGGGTGCGCGGATCGCCACTGCCCAGCGTGATCACGTTCGATGCGATGGCAAGCGAGGTGAAGTCCGATTCCGTCTTCGAAATTGCGGACGCTTCCCAAGTGTCCATCATGATCGCTTCGAGAATGCTTTCGAAGGAGCCGAGCGAGGCTTCGCCAGTCCATGCGCCCGTGGTCTTCTGCGTACCGAGGCGGCCGCGCGTTGACATGCCATCGCGGCGGACTTCGTTACTCGCCGTTGCGGCGCGCGAGAGCTGCCCGCCGGCGCCACCCGTCTGACGGAAAAGTGTGCCGCCCGAACCGCTGGCCTGAGTGCCAAGTCCAGACTGCACCTTGTACGCCATAAGTGCGTTCTGCTGAGACTGATAGACCGTCATTTCACTTTCTCCATGCGAGAGGATGCCGTCGTCATCGCCACGGCGCGATTGCGGTTGCCCATTCCGCTTTGGGGCGATGAATGTGGAAGGTGCGGCCTAGCCGCGGTGCCAATACTCAAAAGGAATCGTCGCAGTGACGGTGAACCACTGCCCGTCGTCGCTGCTCACATCGCCCTCTTCGATCCTGGGCGGCCCATTGCGGTCATAGCCGGATCGCACATAGCAACCATCGGTCACGCCGTTATAGAAAAGCTGATTGCGGAAAATCTCGCCGATCGCCAGCGCCTTCGCGAGCGCGCCGGTGGATTCCCCCATGCCAGAACCGACGGGCGCGAACACATGCGCCTTGATCATCCCCGGATAGACGATGACCTGATGCCCGGCTGTTCCCGAGCCGTTGATGTAGGACTGCC